ACCAACTTCGTTGCTCCCTGCAGCGATTGGTGCTTCCAGTGCCGCAAAACACTTTCCACAAAAACCAACTACAAAAAACAAGAAGAAAAGCTTAAACTTGGACCACCCGTTTTAGATTCCAGGCTACGGAGCAAACCGACCTTCACCAAAGGGGAAAGGGTTCGGTCACCGTCCACTGCCTCCACTCATCCCACCTGTAGCGGAGGGCCTATTGCTTTGACAGCCGGTTTGCCTAATGTGGCATTACCCAAGACGAGCAATAAGTTGTTTTTTATAAGTTATTGCTCAAGGAGCACTTGGTGCTCGAAGTGCCTCAAGTCAAAGATAAAAAGGAACGACAAAGTTAGCCATTCTACAGAGCACTCTACCATAGTAGTCAATCGAGCCTCGAATATCTTGTCTTGTCTGTGTGTAGAGGTTAAAAGGAGTTATTGAGTGTATTGGGTGCCTAAGAGAAAAAATAGCATCATCCATCCTGCCTACTTGAACAATAGACCCCCCAAATGCAAGTACAAACTCTGTTAATTCTTCCACTTGTGGTGGCTGAATCTTGAGCCTTGGAGTTCGTATCGGAGGGACTCTCCCGTGTGCCCTCATTAACCCCAGTGGCCTGGGTCCACTTCCTACAATGATCTCCAGCCCTGCTGATCCGTATGGAATCCACCAAGTGTCACCGACCCCTCTCAAGGAATCAACCGATTTCATAACCTCCTGTATTGATTCTTTAGAGCTATATACTCTTACCCAGCACTGCACTCCAAGCTGTGCAATGTAGTGCCTTAGTCTCAGCCTTGAGATGGGATCAACTCTATCCACATCTATAATCACTATGTCCGCATTGCTCTGTTGAATATCTTCCTTGAGGAGTTTTTGAGTGTTGGCAGTGTCTAAGCCTAGATCTGTCAACCAGGTTAGGGGTCTTGTGGAGTAATCTGGGTGGCCCTCAGAACTTGTGTACGTTGTGAAACTCTGCCCGAGTCCTTCTACTGTCGCCGGAAGATCAACTCCAAAGACTTTACAACTTCCAGGAATGCACCTGAGCAGACCCCCAGCGCCTATTCCAACTATGTATATAGTCTTCCCAGGTTGGAGATATCCGCTTACCGGAGCCCATCTCAAGTGGGCGTCTGACCTCCCGGGGAAGCCTCTTTCATCCCAACACTCAAGCAAATCTTTACCCTCCATCATTTCACCTGGGGAATCCAGGGCAAGACTAAGATCTGTGCTGGTGTTCAGTCTTTCTGTGTGGTGAGGGAGCGCATATGAATAAGGTCGCCACACAGTGCTTGTGGGGGCAACCCTCTCTCTGACAAGCCTGATCAGCTTCTCAGCAGAGTACTCTGAGGTGCTGATTACCTTATTCCATCCCAACTTTGTCAAAATAGAGACAAGACCAACCACTCGGTTTATCTCTTGACTTCGATCAAGCATCTTGCCAACGACCCGACCTAAAAACTTGCAGCTGAGAGTTGATGTGGCATTGGTTATTGTCTCGACTAAGAGCACCAAATAGATGCGGTTTGCTAAGGATGATGAGAAAGAGACAGTTGTTTGCTCGAAGATGGTTGGGGGTTGAATTCTAGGCTGTGTGATTAACCTCATTGCCTCCTGTGTCATCAGAATTGCAAGTCTGATTATACCTCTCTCACTGATGGTCCTGCCGGGCGAGTGGCGAAGCAAGTGATCAGTGTTCCCAGTTGAGAGAGATACAGTCCTGTGCACCTGGGGAGCCAAAAGGAGGGCGTTCTTCATTACCACTGACAACAGAACATCTCTCCACTCTTCCCTTTTGGTTAATCTTGCCAGTGCATGTCGAGATGAATAAAGAAGAAGAGCGTAGCCTGAAGACACCATATATTCATCTAAACTGAGTAAGGCAGCCTCTGGGAGATCTACAACTATTCTGTTACTGGCCACAGCTCTTCTATAACCTCCTTTTCTTATAACCTTAATTCCTGATGTCAAGACCTGTAGGAGGAGCTGGGAAAGTGCATCCTCAGTTGTTCCCTCTTGGTGGTTCAAAGTGTCCGTGGGCAACTGACACCCCAATCGACTCCTCTCCGATAATGTAACAGATTGTGAGAAAAGGTAGTAGGAATCCCGAGGAACCACAGGTTGTTTTGGGATCGGTTGTGATGGCATAACAAGGGTGATATCTTGTACAGGTTGAAGGGGGTCAAGGTCAACAACCATAATGACACCGAACGGGGGAGGAGTTTCAGTATCACGATAGAAGACATAGGAAAGAGACAACAGGGTTAAATAGAACTCTGCAAAGGAAACAGGGTAATCATTTTTCCCAAGTTCCCTTGAGAGGTTAGATGAGATCGTAAAGTGAGTGGACCAATTCGGAAGTGTGCAGATCCTGGACCCCTGCCTTGCAAAAGAGGTATTCAATCTGTGTGCCGTTGTTCCTCCAATTTGCTCCTTTGACATTTCATACAATAAAGTTAAGGGTAAGTTTGTTCTTGTTGCAGCCAAGACCTCAAGCAATCGGCGCAGATGGCTACCTTCACCAGTACAAATCTTGGCTATTTGAATTAACCTCAGTGCATCTCTCAAAGGAGGAGAAGAATCAATTGGTTTTACCCACTTAGAGATGGCTTTTTCCGATGTTTCATTGCCAAGATAGGGTTGTATTGGACCGCGGGTAGATTTGCACACAGTGGATCCATCTGTCAGTGATACAGCGATCAAAAGTGGGTTCTCTTGGTCATTAATGACCTCGGTGAGTGAGGTCGGACTGATCCACGACGTTAGTATGATCTTCCCCGCCATCAATGGATGGTAATTTGTGACACCTTCCAACTGCCCCATGCCCCACTTGCCTCTCATTTGAATCAACTGGTGGAAGAGGTTACAAGTGGGCAGCTCTCCTTTTACTAAGATGGTCTTAAACAAAAAACTCAAGGTTTGTTTAACATAGTGGTAGTCATTGTTGATGTGACTCAAGACAAGGTCATTATCAGCGTCAGTGGACAGACGTCGTAGTGTTCGGGTGTCAGTGAATCTTCGTGAGAGTGCAGACACCACACCGAACAGGGATGCCTTATGGATCTCATGTGATATCTTGGGATCCAGTGGTCGCACACTGAGCAGCAATGCCATTAATTTTGACTCCTCCTTCCTGTCAGTTGACAACCTGATTATAGGTTTGAGTTGTTTGTTCCTGGTTATAGAGCGGATAGTGTCTTGCACGGCCTCTTGGGTGGCCATCATTGCGCCCCCACTCTTTTGTAGAGGAATTGAGTACGGATCACGAACCAATTTTTCTCTTGAGAGTACAGATCGCTCATCATTCAGGTCATAGGGGGGGGCATCCAAACTGACAAATGTAGGAAGTAGAAGGCAATTTAGAAACTTGTTAATGATGGGAATAGGCCTGAACATTGCTAGCGACCCAAGGGAAGATGATAGAGGGTCCGAGTGTCCTCGGTACATAAATTCTGCAAGAGACGACACAGGAAACCCCCCAAGGTTAGAAGGGACTAGACAGCAAAGGAATCGGCCCCCTGATAATGAGTCTCTCCATATGTACTGCTCATTAAGTTCTTTAAGTCTTGTATCATGAACCATGGAGCTGTTTAACTCCCTGTGGATTACAAGGTACTCAACAGCCTTAGTGACAAGGAAGCACTCCAAAGGATCTGAAGTCCTCTCTACCATTGAGGTTCCAGTTGCAGCTATGTTTGAAATGATAGCCTCACTGGAGGGGGTGTCAGATGTTGTTTTAGGAAACATCCGTGTCATGACTTTAAGTATCGTCCTTAACTTGTTGCCTTTATACCAAAGATTTTTCCCGTAGCTAGTCATACCTGTAGAGGAAAAGCACTCATCTGGGTTTACATCATGACCAATCATTTCTGCAGCCTCGGAGATGGACCTCAGAACCTTGGTGTTAATGTCTCTGACCTTTTGTTGCCTCTGGAAAGTGTCCTCTTCAAGACTAAAATGGATTGTAATATGAATGACAAGGTTGTCACCCTGACAGGTTATTTTGTAAGGGAGTCCATACCTCCATACTGCCCAGTGTAGCATACACAAAGTGATCAAGGTCCAGAATTTTTGCTGTATCCCCTCCAAGCCTGCCTCTGCATTGGTATAAATGCCTGGCTCTTCTTTAAGGTGCCCTTTCTTTCCTTTTGTGTCTTGCTTAGGTGTGAAAGCAGGGTGTCTCAGAACAATCAGTGAGTTTCTGAAGAAATCATGAACTGATCCATATAGGTTTTTGACACCCAGAAGTTGATTTAGACGATCCCCTACCATCATTGTTGTCCTCTTCCTGAAGTGTGAGCACCATTTAGCAAGATCTATCCCTATCGAAAGGGTTGCGCACAATGGACGGGGCTTGGTTATGTCCAAGAAAAGTTCTTCCTCCTTTTGGTGACTCATAGTCATAGTTTGCTCAGGAATGAATGGGAATATCTTGTGTGCAATATTAGTTTCAAGGAGGCAGAAAAAGGATCTGGGTTCTATAGTCATGATCGCAAATGATCGCGCTTCAGGGGTCTTTGCTTCTCTTTCTTTTGGGTGAATTGTTACCACATACCAGTCATAGGGTAATACACCTGAGGAGAAAGCCTCACAGATCTCCCTCATGTTCAGGTCTCTTGATAAAAGTTGGTGTAGCACCCTGTTTGAGCTAGTTGGCTTCTTCGGTGTGTAGCTTAATCGACCGTTCCAAGAGTTGTCGATTTCTGACCTTTTGTAAGACAGACTCTTATCTGTCATTAAGGATAGTATGTCCTCACCATAATCAAACTCGTCAACGGGTAAAAAAGTAACAAAGTCCCAATCAGATGGATCATACACAGACAACCCTAGAGGAAGAGGCATATGCTGCTGCTCACACATTTGCTGGAGAACACTCTCTCTACCTGGGGGGAGATTGAACTTTAGAGGGGGCCAACGTTTCTTATCATCAATGAAGCCCTTAGTGAACATGTGACAAAAACTCCACCCAACTGCCTTGATCCCATGAAAGGTCGCTGAGGAGGGAGCATGGGCAAGTTTTCGAAGAGCCTCACTACCTAGGACAGGATCGACATAGGGATGACCCAAGATCTTAGACAGTGAAAACACCTCGGCTATGGTGTCAGGGTGCTTGACCTCCGAAAGCATCCTGGTAAGCTGGAAAGCCAATGTTTTTCCTTCTGGAACTATAACCCCAAGCTCCGTGTTAAAACTGATTTCCTTTTGAGCGTACTTGTCCCTCATACTGTGAAGTTGAACATCAGGATCTAGGTAATCTTCTGACATCTGAATTAGTCTCGCTGTACAAATAGGCTCTATCATCTTGATCAGGTTGTACGCATTGTCCCCGTATCTCCTCAACCCCCTAAAGCCCCACGTCCATATCTTTAGAACTATTCCATCCAAGGATTTATCAGCACTTACCCAGCAGTGTAATTGCGCTAAAAAGTGCCCCCATATCATATCTTTAAGCATCAACATTGCATCATGAGGTAAGACTATCCAACAGCCCTCAACGTTAAAGATACTTAGGTGGCGGTTCACAAAGCAGAGGGGCAACCGGGTCCATGATATCCCTCTACAGTTCGCACTAGTGGCAGTGTCTACAACTCTTTGCCACAGAGCTACCTTGCAATAGAGTTCCACTAGCTTTCCATCAGGTGTGGGAGTTAGAGTATTCACCACTTGTATATCATTCATACCAGTTGTATCACACCTACTATCCACCATGTCTGAAAAGGTTTTTTTCAGAGTGCTTCGAAGAACATTTGTGAACAAGCGGATTTGGTTAAGGGTGTTTTCTGCGCCTTCAACATTGACAGAGTCATCGGGTTGAAGAGACAATAGGTCCGGAGTGTGATGAGCAGTATGGGGAGTAAACAGGGCAGCTAGCTCAGCGGGGCTCATCAAGAAACGAACAGATCGGGCCAGTTGAATTGGCAGATTGTCACCTGTCCTTTTGCCACGATTCCTTGTGAGATCCTCTAATTGGTTGTCTGGGGTAGATATTATTTCACAAAATCGGGTGGAGAGGTGATTGGTGAGAGCAGATTGAAGAGTTGTGTCCGGGAATTCCATTGTTATCAGGGCTTACTAGAGCTGATATCACTTGTGTATAGACTCGTTTTTTGTAAGTTAGTTTTCTATTGCAATTTAAGGCTGCGATTAGAGAACTTATATGTTACTATTTCCGTTTTGTGACAAGCTCCATCAGTCTCTCAATTGTCTTTTGCTGCTGGAGTGTACAAGTTTCGAGCTGAGAGATCCTTGCTTGAGCATCTGCCAGCCTTTTCTCCAGAGCACTTGTAGACATGTCAGACCGTATAGATCCAAGCGTAGAGAGGCGATCAAAGTCTTTGGGCTCATTGCTCTTACCTTGACTGCGTGTAGGTTGTGTGGAATCGCTCTTCTTCTTAGCTTTTTCCTCCCTTTGTTGTTTCCGCTCAGTGTAGGAACCCATCTCCCAGTTTTACAAGTCAAAAATCTTCAAGCTTTCAATCAGACAGTTATTGAATCTCGTTTTTTGTTGATTTATTTCAGCTAGTCCTTCTCATAAACCGGTGTGGAATCCAGTTCATGTGTAATCCAAGGAGTACTTAGTGGAGAGCCACCAGAATCCAGGAGCAGAATGTCTAGTATGCTCGACAAAACGTTGGCATTTTGGGTCACACGCTCGCACACTGTAATGCAATCATTGTCCAAGTCATCAACAGCATCCACTACATTGATAGGGGGCATAGGATCAGTTTCCAGCCAAGAGGGCAGCATAACAGGATTGCTGTTAAAGTGAACAGCCCTAGGTTCCTCGCCGGGTAAGTAACCCTGAGCGCTTATTGCCGAGTTGCTCTCAGAGCTACTGCCAAAATACGGCACCTCCCTTTCTATGTACCGCTTGTTTTTCTCAAGTCTATTGCGATACAGAGTCACTAGGTAGTTTAGGAAACACATGACGGTACAACACAGTTACAGTTGTCTAGTGTATTCTCGTTTTTTGTTTTTGTTGTCACTGGTTTAAGTTCAAATAACTGGGCCTTTAAAGAAACACTTAAGGGGTTGTATCAGAACGGGACAGAGCCTTTTACAGAACGACGTGACGTAGAGAGGAGTTGCGCTAGAGGCCAAGCACGCTTCTCAACCTTCCTAAGACTGACCCTTTGGTTGTCTCCCTTGAGCTGTAAAGTGAGTGGATAGAGTGAGATCTTGACCTGTGCGTATCACTTCTTCTGCCGCGGGTCGACTTGGTTTCCTCAGCGAGTCTGTCTCGAGATCTCCCTCTATCACTCTTGAGGGATGATCTTGGTGGTGTCGTAACTAACCTTCCAAGGAGGACCAACTTAACCAATGATCGTCCTGCCTCGATACACTCCAGGAAATCCTGTCTCTTGAATGATGATTTCACGTCAAGTATAGCTTGTTCAGTTATATTTTCTGATCTCTGAGTGACTATTCTGGTTACGACTCTCAAGCCTCTGACTGGTGTCTCAACCCCTCTCTGGGACGATACAAATCCGTTCCCTTTGGTGAGGACTAAAGGAACAGCAAGGGTTGTACTTTCGTCCCAAATGGCACTGATCATGTCATTGACAATAATGATGGAGTCACCTTGCATGTCAGGGAACACAGGATTCATAGTTCCAATCATGACGAGAGGGTTGAGGTTGACAAAGTGTCGTGGCTCCATCATTTGACACAGATTAACTAGTGTCAGGAATAAAGGACGGTCAATTGATATGAGTTTCCCACCTGGTAAATCCCCTGTATTGACCCAATCTTCTCCAGGCTTGCTACTTTCTGTCCCCGTTCTCTCCCATGTATCGATTGTTCTGGGGGTGGAAGGGTATGGAGGCTGAGCCTGATCACCTGTAGGATCAATATTCGTGAACAAGCCCCGAACTGGGGGGATGGGGTACCGATCCATCTTTAGGAACAGGGATCGCGTGCTATTTTGTTGCCAGTAAGGAATCAGGAGAACTTGCTTCACTGAGTTTTTACTCGTTTTTTGTTAGAAAGGGGCTAAGGGGAAGCGCACAGTGAGCGATGAAACTGACAACACAGCAGTTGGCAAACTAGGCAGAAGTAGCAACGTGAGCAGAGGCAAAGTTGGAAAGGATCGGTAGGATAGAAGCAAAGGCGTCCGTTCAATTCGGTTATTGAAGGCCCTGCAGGAGCTTGGCAAGGTTCTCAGGTTTCCACTCTTGCCTCGTGAGAGGCAACTTGATCTTGCTGATATCCTTCCCATCTGTCATTTGTAAGAGCAACTGCTTCTGACTGAGCTTTGATGGTGTAAATTTATAAGAGGAAACAAGCTCAAGCAGCTCAGACCCTGAGGTCGCTTCTTGTTTGAAGGGAAGAGCTCCTGACATCATTGGGAGTTGTAAAGGTAGAAGCTCAGTGGAAATGATCTTCCTGTGTCGTTGGGGTTTGCCTTCAATCTCACCAACTCGAACCTCTAGTCCAGCCAACCTTGTCTCAATGTTGCTCATGGCTTGAGCAACAGTAGCATTCAGGTTGTTAACTACTCCGCTCAACTCTCTCATCTGAATGGTGATCGATGCAACTTCAGAGGCCTCTGATGTTGGAGCGTCATCCTCATTGCTGGTTGCAACTTCCTCCTCGACCTCGGTGACAGCTCTAACCTTAAGGTGTCCCTGATCTAGTATAGTTCCTTTGACCCGTTGAGTTGAGGGGACCTGCTCCGGCAAGGCTTTAAGGCTAGGAGGTAGCCTTACTTTGGGTGCAGGCTTGACCAAGCTACCTTCAACCTCTTCAACTGTTACATCCCCGGGAGTGGCCTCTTCAGCGCTCACGAATCCTTCACCAGGGTCTTCCTGCCCAGCTGCTGGCAGATCAACAGTAGTCTGGTTATGAACCCCCGTTAAGATAAGGTCTGCCATTTTCTTAGGGTCCTTTAAGGCCTTTGTTGTTGCCTCTTGCATTACCTTAAGAGCAGCTATATCTTGGGGTGTCTCTTCTTGGCGATCCATTTGGTGACTTTGTTGTTGGTGAAAGTGTGTGTTGAGGGCAACTGCTGATTCTAGTATTATTGTCTCGTTTTTTGTTTTCCATATAGCGGCGACTTTAAAGAGGACCGAAGGGAATTACTAGGTCAGTGGGTGAGAATGTTAGATAAAGCAGATAACCAACACCAGTAAAGAGATGGAGGTCAGCGTGAACTCGGGTGACAATAAGTGAATGTGAGATCATACAACAGTGGATTGAATTTGTTGACCCACCGGTGCGTCTCGCGGGTTCATGGATTGCACCCCAAACAGACTCTCCAAAGTAGACACATCTGGGATTATAGAGTTAGTAGGGGCTCGTTGCCGAACTCTGCTTATCAGATCTTTGTAGTCTTGGGCCTTATAAACATAGTTGCGAAAGGATCTGTCTACTTCTTCCACAAAAGACCCTGCCACAGCTACAAGAGGTCTGATATTGGAGGCCACAAAGAGGTAATCAGTTTGAGGCACAAGCAATCTATGATATGGCCTTATGTCCAAAGGCACCATTGACATCTTGGTCAACTCTGCAGCAAAATACTGGAAATCCGCAGCCAATTCCGGAATTTTGAGAGACCATGGGTGCATTTCAACGAACTTGACAACAGCGCCAACATGAGTCATTCCTACGTTCTTCAGCATATCAAAGAGCATCATGAAAGGATCTACATTTGGGGGAACAAAGATCGATGAGGATTTGAGAGACAGGAAGAAAGCAGTCACCAGGTACCTTACGCTGGGGTACAAGGCAAACCCGAGGTTGACCTGGTCTAAGTTCTCAATCTCAGGTCCGAGAGTCTCGCCAGGAAAAAGCAAAACATCATCATCTGTTAGTTTGTATTTTCCTTTCATTGCTTGAGGTCGTGCCTGCTCCAAGGCTGTTCGTGATGACTCGCCTGCAGACTTTGCATAGGTCATCCAGGCAACGGCTGCTGAGGCACACACAGCAACGGGGTTTGTGATAGTCAGGCAGGCAAGGTCAACACCACTGAAGGCCCAGTCATCTGCATCCTCATTGGAGGGGGCCTGACCGACTGCGATTCTCTCTACAAAATTGGCATAATCGAGTGGCTGAAATAGCAGAGACCCTGAGTTGGAATCAAGGTACTTCTCCGACTCAGGGATACAAGAACAAACAATTGTTAGCATTTTCGAAACTGCTTGGTTGTGAGATGCTGTCGGGTTTTTGAAAGAATTCAACAAGAGACAAACTAGCTCCATGCGCTGAACTTCTGTTGCTTGTGACAACGTGTAGACCCGAAGAACAGGAGTCTTAAGGGTAGGAGCTTGTGGGATTTGTAAAGACGACATATTGAAGCTGATCCACTTCAGGTTTCCCTGTTAGTTGTTCCTTGGTGAGCTTTAATTGAATTGTTATCTCGTTTTTTGTTTTAAGACTAGTAGGTTAACTCACTTTTGAAAAAAACACTGTTAAGAG